GCATGTTGCTTTTGCAGAAGATAAGAAACCTGTTGCTTTTTCCGGTCTTGCTCCTTCTACTCGCTGGACTGAGTGTGGTTATCTTTGTCGTGCCGGTGTGCTGCCGGATCATCGCGGAAATGGCCTACAAAAAAAGCTTATACGTGCGCGGATACGTCAAGCGAAAGCTAATGGGTGGGAATGGTTGATTACTGACACCTACAAAAACCCAGCATCTTCTAACAGCCTTATTTCATGCGGCTTCAAAATGTTCGACCCCACCGTTCCTTGGGGTGCTAAAGGCACACTTTACTGGAGATATAGGATAAAACATGCCCTACAAAGACCCGGAGTTGCGTAAAGAAAAGCAGAGGGAGTATGCCAAAAAATACTATGAGGGCAACAAGGTAGCCGTAAAAGCCGCTACAAAAGAAGTAAACAAAAAGGCGCGGGCTGAGTGGAACGATTACAAAGCCACGCTCTCCTGTACAAAATGCGGACAAAATCATCCTGCTGCGCTTGACTTCCATCACCCTCCGGGCACAAAAGAAAATTCCGTTTTTTACTTCATACAACGTCGCCGCTACAAAAGGGCTTTTCTAGAAGCATCCAAGTGCATCGTTCTATGCGCAAGTTGCCACCGTATACACCACTACGAAGAAAATAAGGCGGCTAAGAAAATCAAAAAGAAACGTAAAAAGGGTGGGGAATACCCATAAAAAAGGGGGCCGAAGCCCCCTTTTTGTTTTTGCAGATGCAATTAAGCGCCTGCGGAGCCCCACATACCCAATGGGTCAGACCATCCGAAGCTGTAACGCTCACGTGACTTGTAACGCACGTTGCCAGTATCGAAATCCCCGTCCATAGAGTTAGCCAAAGCCATACGCTCAAAATGTTTCAAGCCGTTAGGAACGTCGGTGCAAAGGAACCAAGCGTTGTTATCGGTCAAGAAGTGGTTAATTGCGTAACCTTCTGGGATAGAACCGTTGTTTTTCAGAGCGTTGATGTCGTTGTCATTGGTGCCAACACGGAGGTTAGTTTCCAACAAACGAGTAGCAACGAACTGCAAAGCAGGTGGGATCACCAGTTTACGAGGCTTAGCAGCGATCAAGAGGCCGCGCTCATCAGTCCAAGCAGCGATCTGAATCACAGCGTTTTCCAACGATGTTTCATTCAGGTCAACGCCAGTGGTTGGGCTGTTGTAGTTCACGCCGCCATTGATCAGCGGGTGGCCCACGCGAGAACCGCCGGAGCTAACGCCAAACAAAGAAACGCCGTCACCGCCCAAGTAAGAACCGCTAAAGCCGTTATTCAAAACGGAAGCAGCTTTAACTTGCTTGGTGTAAGCCATAGCGCGAGCCAAGGCTTTGGTGTAACGAGCAGACAGGCTGTCGTACAAGTTGTCTTCGATTGCCTCTTCGGTAATCGAGAAACCCAAAGCAATGGTTTCGTGGCTGTAACGCGCAGTAAATGCCTCTTGAGCATTATCGTACGCGATAGCGGAGCCTTCGTTTTTAACGGGGGCAGCGCCAAAACCAGCCAGCTTGGTCTCTTCTTCAAAGCTACGCTCAGATTTCTCTGTTTCGTAGATTTCTTTGTGCTCTTCGCCGTAACGAGCGTACTCCAAACCGAACAAAGCGTTCAGGCCGGGCAAGAGTTCCTTCAGTAGTTGTGCACGAGAAATAGCCATGATTTAGCTCCTATTACAGACCAACAGCGTTGCTGTAAGCGTGGTATCCGGGGTTGAACTTCACCAGAATGTCAGTGTAGGCGTCGCCCACGGTTGAGAAGCCCTGCATGTCCACAAAACCAACAACGCGGAAAGCGGCGGTGGTAGTGACAGCGGAGGAACCAGCCACAACAGCGGTGTTCGAGTTACCGGTGGTAGTCGAACCTGTTGAAGTGCTTTGTGCAGCGTTTAAGAACACGTTTGCGCCCAATGCAGCCTGCGTGACAGAGCCAGCAGATTGAACTTGGAACACAGCGCGGTCGTCGTCAACCACATAGGCAGTGATAGCTGTACCAGTAGGTGCCACAGTGTTAGCTGGGTAATACTGAGCATAGATCACTTGACCTTGCGCGTTTACATACGAACAACCAACAAATACACCAATACAACCTGTATTAGCTGTGCCAGTGGGGAAACCATTGGTAGTAGCGTCAGCACCAGTTGATGTAGCGATTTGCAGATAGCCGGAAGCGTTTACGTACACGAGTGAACCATTGAAGATGTTCGTGTTGTATCCAGCCGGATTGATCAGAAACTGACGAGTTGCACCGGCATAGGGCAGCCCGTTAATTTCGTTTACGGCTCGAAAGCCGTAGGGTGTTGCGGTAGATGCCATTTAAGGACTCCTATTTACTTTGAACCAGAACCAAACCCACCACCGCGACTGACTGTAGACTTACGATCTGCAAACAGAGGCATGCGGGGGTCACTATTTCGCATGAAGTGGTTGTCCACTGAATCCATCTGTAGCTGTGCTTGGGTGTTGAAGTAATCATTCCGGGCCTGTGCTTGTTCAGTGGATATTTTGCAAAGCATCAATCCACCAATTTCCACATTACCAGTCTGGTCGTTTCCAACAAGCGACAACTCTGGATGGTCAACTGCCTTTACCGGCTCCCAGCCTTCGCGCATCTTACGAGACACGTTAACTGGTTCTGCTTTACCAAGAATGTGTGTCGCAATCCAGCGGTACACATAACCCGGTTCAGGTGTCGGATCAGGCAGGTTGGTCGGCGGTACGTATACTGCTCGAGCCGTTTTTTCGCGTGAAATTAAATCACGATTGGTGCGGTTATCAGCCATTTTTAGACTCCAATTTTGCTACTTCAGCAGCATACTGCTGCGGGGTTAATCCATACTTACTTGCCAACGCTATTTGCGTTTTGGTTAGCTGGATTTTCTTTGCACCTACCGAACGTGTCGAAGGCGCAACTACTGCCGCAGGCTTTTTCGGAGCCTCACCGGACCTAGGCTTGTCTTCCGTGCCACCGAATAACTCAGGGAACTTCGACTTCACGCGAGCATCAATTTGCTCGAAATAATCCTCACTGCGGGGGTCTACTCCCGAATTGACTAGCTTTTTGTGCAGCCCTAGTGCAAAGCTGGTGATTTCTTCAAACCCGTCCGATCCAAACCACTGGTTTTTTGCCTGCCAGCGCAGCGATCTTTCGTCTGGTTGAACTCTGGTTTGAGCTATTGGTTGCGTTTGTACATCATTTTCTTCAGTTTGTAAAGTGGTTGGCTGATAATTTTTAGCAGCCTCCAATTTAAACTTTGCATCCGTCAGAGCTTCTTGTGCGGCAATAATGGCATCCGTATCAAAAGCTTCTTGTGCTTCTTTGTATTTACGGCGGGCCATTTCTAGTTCAGCTTCGGCAGCACTCTTTACGGTTATTGCGTATTGCTGACTTCCGTTATTAACAAAGTGCTTGAGCTTCTGGTTCTCTTGCAGCAAGTGTTGCGTCAGGCGTTCCAACTCTTCTTTTTCTCTGAGAGTGGCTTCTTTGACACGCCGTTCGTCATGGCGAGCGTGTGTCAACTCTTTGATTCTGTTTTTGACGTTCGCGGAATAGCTTTCGATTTCTTCTTCCGTCGGGTCTTCTACGTCCCTCTCCAAAGGCTTGCGGCCTCTGTCTTGAGGGGGTGTGTCGTCAACGATCTCTATTTCTATATCATCGTCTTGGGACTCAACTTCCACTTTAACAGCGGTGTTGTCCAGCTCATCTGGAAACTTAAACTCTTCCGTCATTTCATCTCCTTCATGCGCGGGTTAAACCGCGAGGGTCTTGCACAACTGCATCCACCTGATCATCATTAATCAGACGGAACTCTTTGCCGTAAATCTTGAACCGTGTACCTGAATAGGTACGTACAAGCACAAAATCTCCAGCTTTACACCAAGCTCCTGATGGGAACTTGTTGGTGTCTTTGTACGCTTCTGGACCCACTTTCAACACAAACAGCACGGTGGTAGCCGTCTCTTCCTGTTTCATGAACGCTGTTGGCTTAAGCAAAGTTGAATTTTCAAACGTGTCCATCACGTCAGGCACGGCGCACAAAAGCTTCCAGCCTGTGGGCTCTGGTAGTTGTGTCGCTTTTTCCTCGGCTGTCGCCTCGGGGTCTGGGGCTTCCATAGGTTGGATGGGCTCTGGCAGGGCGAACATGCCGGGTTGCAGGATTGTTTCACTCATCACTCTTCTCCACTTTTTCAGCAAGGTCGATTACATAACGCTCTGCGATGGCTAGGCCTTGAATTACCCCGCAAAGTTTTTGATACTCTTCAAAACTACTACACGACCCGCCTGCGCAGTCATCTGCGTAGTTGTTCATATCTTTGCGTATTTGTTCGCGCAATACGCGTGCGAATTCTTGGATCATTTTGGTCTGTTACCCCTTTGCCTGTTTTCCGCAAATTGAAGCGCTGCGGTTTGCGCTTGTAAGGCTTTCTCAGCCTTATGCTTGGCCATGTCTACGCCAATACGTACGCCTTCACGTTCTTGATCTTCTTCTCGGCGCTCTTTGTCTGCGGCGAGCTTGGTCTTGCTTTCTTGAATCTGCGCCCCAATACGCATACCTTCAAGTTCCATTTTGTTCTGCATTTCGGTACTTTTAAGTTGCAGTTCCTGTTGAGCAATCTGCGCTTTCATCTGGGCTTCCTGCGCCTTTATCTGCACTTCTTGCTGGCGGAGTTGTAACTCAGCCTGCTGCATCTGGAGCACGGGGTCCTGCGCTTGTTGTTGCGCCTGCTGCTGCGCAGCCTTCGCTTGGTTCTGCTGGAGCACTTGGTTGGCTGCTTGAGCTACTAAGTTAGCAAGCGCATACTCCGCTTGTGGCGGCAAGTCTTCGTCAATTTTGGGCAACGCTGTACCCAACTGCTGCTCCACCTGATGCCTGTAAGCAAACCCAACGTGCTCGGCAATATGCGCCATGAGCGCGGCTCCGATCTGTTGCGCTTTCGGATTCTGTCCAATAAGCTGTTGGATCGTTGGGTCTTGGACCATTGCCATGTGCACTTGGATGTGTGATTCGTGGTCTTGGAACATGAAGGCTTTAACCGGCTCCAACTTGAGCACGTTCATATTCTCAGTCACGGGGTCTCTTGGCTTCTGATCTTCAGGCAATGGGATCAACTTATCTGGGTTCTTAATACCCAGAACCTCCAACATCCGGCGATGCAACTGCGGCATATCGTAAATATCCGGTGCCATCTGCGCCATCTGAATAACAGCTTGATACTGCACAACCCGCTGGCTCATGGTGGCCGCATTGGGATCGCTTACCGGAATAATGTCTACGTGGTTGTAGTCGCTTTCCTTGGCTTTACGGGGTGCATCTTCAGGTTCGTAGTCGTAATCGTCGTCCGTGTAATCGCGGATCAAACCTGCCAAAAGCTGCAACTCTTGCTTAAATGAATAGTGCAAACGGGCCTGCACCGCCGTCATCACCTTGAGCTGCCGCTCTAACAGAGCTAATGTGGTGCCTACGGGAGCTTGAGCGCTCATATCTGATACTTTCATATCAGCAGTTGCGGCAAACCGACGGCCCTCTTCCACAATAGTGGACATCAAAGTGAACAAAACTTGGCTAGGCTCTTTGTAAGGCAGCGGCAAAATGTTGTCGCGCAGCGCTCCAGAACCAATGTCTACATCGCGGAACTCGCCGGGAGCTATCGGCGTATCGTCCCCTTTGATGCGCAAGCCGCGTGATTTAAGTCCACCCGGAAGATTACTGAGCGTGCCTGCATCCACAAGCTGTCGCATGATACTAGTGGCCGATTTAGCAAAACCACCAATAAGATGGAAAAGCCCAAAGCCATAAGCACCAAATCCCGGAATATATTGGTAGTGCACGAAGTGCTGTCGTTTGAGGCGTAGGTCATCATCTTCCTTCCAGTTGCGGCGAATGGACAAAACATCGTTGGTTCCCTTAATAATGGTCACCACGTAGGGGAGTGCGATGCCTGTAATCTCTCCGTCTACCTCATCTTCAAAGCCCTTGATGTCCAAATCCGCATGAATTTCTAACAACACATAACGGTCATCATTAAGGTCACTAAAGCCTGTCTCTTTGTCTTTGGCCTTTTTAATGCTGTCTTGCTCACGGCTTGGGTCTGGCAACTCCATGTCTCTATAGAAGCCTGCCTGTTGCAACTTAAGAACCTCGTTTTTAGTCTTACGCATGACGTGTGTCAGGCGGTAGCAGGTATCCAGATCGGTTGTGCCATAGGGCAAGATAATGTCTTCTGCCGGAATAAACACAGAGACTTGGCGTCCCAGATTGGGGTCGTAGTAGACTTTTTTGAACGCCGAACCGGTTGCCGGTAGGCTCCACAGCATGCGCTCGTGCTCTGGGCGGAACTCTCGCATGACCTCAGTCAGCTCGTAATTCATGTCTTCTTGGACGCGAACAGCCGCTTCTTTCTTCTGCGGTGTCTCTTTTCCAAGAATTTTAGTGCGAACGGGACCCTGCGCAGGGAACGTCTCCGTGATGGTCTCGCTCTGAAATCTTACCACCGCTTCTGTGATCATGGGATGAAACACACCACAAGCACCGTTCCAAGGCTCCGTGCGTTCTTCGTACTGAAGACCCAGCAGCTTCAACCCTTCGGTATAGGCTTTCTCCCAGTCCTTACGGGAGTTTTTGTCGTTCTCAACATCGCTAGCTAGATCACTAGCCAACTCCATCATGGCGCTCTCGTCCATGTACTCGGCAATGTTGGCATCGAAGTCGTCAGCAGACGGCTCCTTCTTTTCAATCTCTATATCTAGACCGCCCATGTGGATACTGACCGCTTCGGGGTCCACGATCTCAATCTCAATCGGCTCCTCTTGCTCTGCAAGATCATCTATACCTTGGGGTTGTTGGTACAGAGCTTTGTCTATGTTGGTGGCCATTATGAAATCCTTGGAAATGGTGCGCCTTCTTCACGCGCAAGTAAAAATTCTGATGCGTCTTTGTCGGTGAACGCCAAGCGCATTCTCATTCTATGAAGCGGATAGCGGTCTGTCACGTATCTATATTGGTGGTGCACAAAATCAAACGCAACGTTCTCTGGCTTGTCGTCAAGACTTTTGAAGCGATCTTCAATTTCTTCAGCCGTGGCCCACACGTCGCCGTACTCACAGACTTCTTCTGACTGAAACTGGGGCATACTCCGCCACACTAAGTTCTTCTGGTCTCTGCCCTCAAAGCTTGCGTGAAATGCTCGGGCCAATCTGTCTTCTGCTTCGACAGCGCTGCCGCCTTGAAGGGCAAGACCAAATGTCATGTATGTGTACCTATTGGTGATGTTTGTGTTTACTGGGTCTACCACTTCAAAAAAACTTGCGGCTGGCCCCATGCGGCAAGCAAACATCTCTCCCATCTTTTGCGTCAGTGTGGCCGCAGTCCAAAGCCCTTCAGATGCAACGACTGTTTTTGCGGGAGCTATGCTTGGCAAGAATGGCATGGCTGCACCAGCCGCCAGCAGTCCTAAAAATCCGCGTCTTTTCATGTTCTATCCTCAGTAGTATGCCGCTGTGCGGCGGCGAAAATAAACGGGCTCGTCCTTTTCATCCGAGTCCAGAGAAATAAACCCGCCTTGCCTAAAGCGCAGCAGTGCTTGTGTTGCGGTATCTACGTAGTCGTCATGCTCTCCAACAGGGAACGATGCCACCTCTTCTATAACCTCACGTGCCCAGCGCGTATCGGGAGCCCAGACCATGCCGGACGAAAAT